GTGGTCATCAAGGTGCTGAACAACATGGCATCCAACTGCCCGACGCCGGACGAGTTCATCAAGCTGCTGTGCATGGTGCTGCCGCCCGCGACCGGCATCCTCATCACGTCACTCGAATACCAACTCGCGGGTGAACTGGTCGACGTTGGGAACGTCAATGTCGTGTCGGTTCCCTCATCCGATGAGAGCGTCCACTGATGAGCAAGCGCACCACAACAACATCGGCGGCGGTCAACCCCTGTTGGCGGGCCATCCCCGGTCATCCCAACTATGAATGGACGGGGGATATTTCGATAGCAACGTCTCTGCGGGTGCGCCGCGCCGCTGGCGGGCGCGGAGCGCGCAGCGGGCGTGTGTTGAAACCTTATTTCTTACCTTCTGGACGCGCCTACTGGATGCTGTCTGCTAACCAAAAGCGTTTCGCCTATTTACGTTCCGTGCTTGTGTTAACGGTAGGTGCAGGCCCGCGACCAAAAATCCCCGGATGCACAGTCGATGCCTGTCACAACGATGGCGACCTAACTAACGACAACATAACCAACTTGCGGTGGGACACTCGTTCTAACAATCAACTTGACCGCCGTGAGCACGGTAACTCCAACGGAGGTTCTCGTAATGGACGCTGTAAACTAACTCAAGAACAAGCAGCGGCTGTATTCTATGCTTCGGGTTATCAGCACGACATTGCTGCGGCGTTCGGGGTGTCTCGTGTCACGGTTTCGGATATAAAGCGAAAGCGCACTTGGGGCACCATCAATTTAGCTTTGGATTTAGCACTATGAGTAAACGGACACAAACGGATTCCGCTATTACGCGACCCCAAAATTACTGGCCCACGCCGCGCGAGGCCATCACACCGCTCGGTATGTCCTCGCAGTTTCAGGTCGATATGTTCACCAGCGCCAACAAGTTCGTCGAGCCGTGTGCTGGCGACGGGCGGCTGATGGACGTGCTGCTGGCCAAGGGGCTGAAATGCCAGACGGCCATCGACATAAACCCCCGGCGCGGCGACATCGACGTGGGTGATGCGCGGACGCTCGCCGGGCTGTCGGCGCACGTTCCTGTCGTCACCAACCCGCCGTGGGCGCGCAAGCTGCTCGAACCCATCCTGACGAACCTGCTCGGTCAGTCGACGCTGTGGCTGCTGCTACCGCTGGATTACCTGTCGAACCAATGGACGGGCTTCGCCGTGAAGCACGTCAACGTCATCATCCCCTTGGGGCGGGTGTCATGGCTCGACAATGGCAAGGGCGGCATGGAAAACTCGGCGTGGCTTCGCTTCGCCGTCACCCCACAGAGCGTCGTCGTTCCCCGGCGCAAGAAAGGCACGAAATGAGCACCGACCGCATCCATCACATCAACCCGGCGCTGAACCGCATCGTGGCAACTGTCTACCCTGACTATCGCACCGTCACCATGTCGCTTATCGAAGGCGTGTGTTCCTTCATTGGCAAGGTGCCGATGTGGAAGGCCGGGCAATGGCTGGAGACCAACTGGCCCCGGCTGGAGCCGCAACTGCGGCAGGCCGTTCACGATGCGGCGCGAGTGATTGTCCTCGAAGCTGAAAACCAGCACCTGCGCCAGCGCATCAAGACCCTTGAAGCCATGCTGCCGCCTTTCGCCGACGGGGGCAAGCTGTGAGCACCCCCACCGCCACCCACGTCGTCAAGGTGCAGCGCCCCTTGAACAACCCCCACGACCCTTGGCTGGTCTATGCACAGGGCCGGGTGATGGCCTTGCAGCAGCTTCCCACGGAGAATATGCGCCGGTTGATGGGCGACCGTGACCGGGCGTTCTTCGAAGCCTATCTGGCCGATGGCCGGTGGGTCATCACTGCGCCGGTTGCGGAGCAAGGCTGGTGAGCGCGCACCGTTCGGCTATCCGCCATGACCATATCGAGTATTGCTTCTGGCTGACGTTCGATGCCACCGGCGGCGTTCGCATGACCCGCAACCCACCCGCTGTCGGGCGCGGCGAGCGCGCCATGTCGCTCGTCACCAAGCTGCCCAAGAGCCTGTTCACTACCCCCACCCTGTCGGCCAGCATCGTGCTGACCGACGAAGGTGTCGGGCAGATGACCATCGACGTGGAAGCCGCCAACGCGGCGCTACGGCAGGCACTTGGCGTCGACATCGACCTGCGTATCACCCCCAACCCCACAACCCCTGACGGAGAAGCCTGATGACCCTCTTTGCTGTTGCCCCCTTGGACAACGAACCCAAACGCTATGAAATCTTCCGCATCACCGAGAGCGTATGGAATGCGACCGACCAAGTGTGGGTATATGAAGGCATCTGCGTGTCCATGCCCCCGGCAATCCTCTGCCAGCCCGGAATCCTTGTCGGTATTGTCGGCACGTTCTCGGACATCGAACACGCTCGCGCGGCGGTGAAGCGGATGAACAACAACACCGTTGCTGCCCCGCCTGAAATCCACCCGCCAGCGGCGGAGTCGGCACCCGACATCTTGCAGTCCAACCCCATCCTGCGGTTCTTCCACTATGAGCACCTGCCGGTGAACCTGCTGGAAATCTCGCGCCCGTTCGCCGTGATGGCACACGACCTTGTGCGGATACTGCCGCCCTCGGCAGAGCGCACCGTGGCGCTTCGCAAGCTGCTGGAGAGCAAGGATGCCGCCGTGCGGGCAGCGTTGCCCCCGCTGTCCGGGGAGACACGCTGATGGTCATGAACAAAGCCGAACAGAAGATGCTGAAAGGCGCTCGCATCGACGCTGCCCTGCGCTGGCCGACGTTCGATGAACCGATGCCGATTACCCGCGAGGAAGCCAAGACGATGGAGTCAGCTACGTTGGGGTCGGCGTGGACGCGGCGGGTCATTCCGGCGTTCTTCATCAACGCCTACAACGCCACCATCCACAAGGGGTGGCTCGACCAAGGTGGTTGTCATCACTGTCGCCAAGACCCGGAACTGACCGGTCGGGGTAGCGTATCCCGCGATTGGGGTGCGGGATACCGCACCTTCGGCGAAGCCTATCGCGCCTTGCGCTGGCGGATGTGCCGGGACATGGCGGAGAAGCTGTATGCCCTCGACGAGCGCGAACACACTGAAACCCTTAGCCACTAGGATTGTTCCACGTGAAACATTGCATGGTCGACATCGAAACGCTCGGCACCGCGCCGGGCTGCCCTGTTCTTGCCATCGGCGCGGTCATGTTCGACCCGCTTGTCGGACGGATTGGGTTCCCCTTCTACATCAACCTCGAAACCTATTCACAGGCGGAAGCGGGGCTTATTGCTGACCCCAAGACGCTGGCGTGGTGGGGTGAGCAGTCGCCTGCCGCGCAGGCCCGGCTGCAAAACCCGAAACCGGAGAGCGCCCACAAGGGCTTCGACCTGTTCCGTCGCTATCTGATACAGCAGGGCGCACAGCATTTGTGGGGGCACGGTGCAGGCTTCGACCAGCCCATCCTGCGCCGGGCGATGGCAGCCTTTGGCCTCGAATTGCCTTGTGCGTTCTTCGACGACCGCGACACGCGCACCCTCTACGCGCTGGCCGGAGTGTCGCCCGACCGCACCAAGGGTGTCCATCACGACGCCCTTGTCGACGCGCGCAACCAGACCCTCGCGGTCTTTGAATCCTATGCCAGCTTGGGGTTGACTTCCCACGGCTTCATCGAGCGCATCCGCATGGTGCTGCGCTACAACCGCACCGGCAAGTTCTATGACCACACGGAGGCTTACAAATGAGCAACGCCATCCTCAACCCCAACCCGATGCCGCCGCCGTGGAGCGAGCGACAGGTGAACGAGACCAACGCCCGCATCGCGGCGCTCGAAGCCTTCGCCTGCGACGTGCTGCGCTCACAGACCTTCACCGCCTATGGCACGGTGCAGGCCGACGGCAGTCGCAAGGATGAACCCCGGCGCACCCCCTTGGGCAACCAAGCGGCGCGTCTCCTCAACCTGCCGGAGCACCCGACCAACGGTGGCCTCGACAGCAGCGTGGACACCATCGCATGAACGGCCTGACCCGCATGGAAATCATCACCGCCGTCCTCGGCGGTGTCGTCGGCGGCGCGCTGTTCATCAGCGGCTTCAAGCTGCTCGCCTATGTGTTGAGGCACTGGTGATGGCAGCGTTGCAGGAAACCATCGCCACGTTCATTCGCGCCTACCACCGCACGGTCGACGACCGTGCGGGGCCGAACACGACGCACCACGGCGAGGCAGCGGCGGCAGCCGCCATCATCGACTTTCTCAAGTCCAACCCCGAGCACCTGTTTGGGGCTGATATGTTTTGGGATGCGGGCAGTCCCGAGCAGCCTGTCGACGACCTTGCCGACGTTCGGGACAACACCGGCTATGGGGAAATCACCGAAGTCTGGCGGGGGCTGCGGCTGCCGACCATCTTCGTGGCGTGGGCCGCACCGCGTGATGACAGCGACGAGCCGGTCTATATCCAAGCGGACAGCCTCGCCGAAGCGCAGCGCCTTATCAACGTCGAACTCGCCAGCCGGGAATCCTGACCCGTATTAATACGAACCTTGAACGGCCGCTTAACCGGGCGTATCATGCTCCGAACCCCCGAAAGGAACCACTGATGAAAACCCTTGTGCTCCTCGCCCTGCTGGCTGCCACGCCGCTGGCGGCGCAGACCGCCACGACCAACGCCACGACCAATAGCGCCAGCAACGCGAACGCCAACAGCGGCTCGTTCTCCGGCTCGGCTTCGAACAGCGACCAGTCGCAGGGGCAGAACCAAGGCCAGTCGCAGGGGCAGACCCTGACCTCGACGCAGGGGCAGGCCGCGACGCAGGCCAATGGTCAGAGCATCGTGTTCAACACGCCGCCGCAGCGCGAAAAGACCACGACCGAAATCATGGCGAACAGCAACGTGCCGCTGGCGGCTGCGGTCAGCTTCTCGTCCGACTATTGTGGTGGCACCGCTTCGGCTGGCGTCAGCACGTCCATCGGGTTCAGCGTCGGCGGGGCCAAGCCGGTCATGGACAGCAACTGCCAGTCGCTGCGCCGCGCCGAGAAGTTCAGCATCGTCGCCGCCACCGCGCACAACATGGGCCAGAAGGAATGGGCGACCAAGCTGCTGTCCATGTCCATTTGGGAACTGTGCATGAGCGAGGAAAACGACAGCCGCGCCGACGGCGACCGCCAGCCGAGCACCCGCAATGCCTGCGGCAAACTCGGTCTCTATGGCGACCAGCCGTTCCCGGCAGCCTCGCCCGCGTCGATGCCCGGCACCCCGGAAGCCAAGGCCGCGAGCGCCATCGTCACCGGGCAGCGCGAGGAGCAGGCACGGCTCGCCGCCGCCCGCTAACCGTTTCCCTGTTCGTGTTGGGGTCACGCGGGCAGGGCAATCTCCGACCCTTTGCAAAGGAAACCACAATGAAGAATATCCTCTCGTTCATCGTCGGCGTCGCGCTGGCATTTGCTTCGGTTCCGGCTGCCGCCGTCGACCTCGGCGTCGCCGTCCTCAACAGCGGCTCGGGTTCGGCATCGGGCGTCAGCAGCACGTCGCAGGGCGGCTCGTTGTCGGCCATCGCAGGCATCACCGCGCAGGGTTCGCAGGCGTCGGCCAACAACGCCGGTGCGGCGGGCACTGTCGTCAGCGGCAACAACACCTTCGCGTTCAGCGGCAGCACCGGTGCCACGGCACAGTCGGGCTTCTCGGCCTCGCTCGGTGCCGCGACCAGCATCAACACGAACGTCGCTTCGCAGCAGGGGCTGGCCACCGGCCTCAACGGGCTGTCGGCGCAGTATCTGTTCCTCCAGCCGTAAGCCCTTTGCCCCTTGGGCTTGCAGGAAACCCCCGGTGGCGACACCGGGGGTTTCTTTTTGCCTACGCGCCGTCGGTGCCGTCGGAGTCGCCGGTGCAACCCTCGTCGCCGGTGGTTTCTTCGTCGCCGGTGGTTTCTTCGTCGGCGGTGGTTTCTTCGTCGGCGGTGGTTTCTTCGTCGTCGGTGGTTTCTTCGTCGCCGGTGGTTTCTTCGTCGCCGGTGGTTTCCGGCTCCGGCTCGATGTCGACGACCAACTCAACTTCATCGCCGTTGGTATCGCTGACCTTGACGGTGTAGCTGCCCGGCTCGGCATAGGTGTGCGCGGTGTTCTCGCCATCCGACGGCGTGTGTGTCAGACCGTCGCCGAAGTCATAGGTCACAGGCGGCTTGCCGCCGTGTGCCTTGAAGTGGGCCTTGCGACCTTCGATGCGGTCAAGGTCGACCCCGAGCGTCTCGACGGGCGGCGGGGGCGGCGGCTCGACCACAGGCGGCGGAGGTGGTGGGGTGCCATTGCTCTGGTCGCGGCCCCGGCGGTGCAGTCCTTCCTGTGAGCGCATTGTCGTTCTCCTATTTGCGTGGCGGGCCGAAGCCCCGCCCCTTGCCGTGGGCGGATTTGCCCGGTGATTTGCCGTCGATGCGGGTTCTGTCCCACCCCTTGCCGACCTTCGGTTTGGACAAGACCTTGGCGACGACCGCACGTTCTTTCGGCGGGCGTTTCAGCTTGGCCTTGGCGGCGCTGGCCGTCTCGGCATGGACGCCAGTATTCCTGACCTTGCCTGTCGCCCGGTCTTTGAAGAAAAACAGCTTTGGCATCACTCCTCACCTTCGTCCTTGGTGCGCGTCTCGCGGTTCAGCATATTGAACACCATGCCCATACCTTCTCGTAGCCAGACCCCAATGACAAGACCCAAGGCTTCCCCGTCGATTTCCTTGAAAATCACGAGATACATTGTCAGTGCGAAAGCAAAGATGACGAGGACATAAACCATCGTCACCACCGACCAGAACCGGGCGCGCGATTTGTGTGTCACGGTCGGATGATGCCGCGTTGGTATCCCGACGTTCCCCGGAAGTTGGTCAGCAGGTCGCGCCGCAGCCGGTTGGCCCGAAATGACACATGAACGAAGCCCGCCGATGGGTTTCCGCGCACCTGCGCGGTCAGGATAAGCTGGTCGAACGGCAGGTGCTGGCGGATGACTTCCGCCACGTCAAAGGGGTTCATACCGGACACCTGAATGTCGGCAGCCTCGCCGACTGTGTGCTGGCTGCTCGCAGCGCCCCCCACAGCGCGATTCGTGGCGACACTGCGATAACCCGAGGTGACGCGCACCGGGCGTCCTAGCCGCGTCCGCAGCGGCTGGAGCACATTGTCGACCAGCGCCTGCAAATTGGCCACTGAAGTCGCTGAAGGGGTGTTGTTGATGCCCCTCGCCACGGCTGTGTTGCTGTGCGTCAGTTCGGCCAGCGAGAAGTTCTCGGACAAGCGACCGGGCGGCAGCGGTTCGGCAGGGGCAAGCGGCGGCAACGGTGCCAGCGGCGGGTCGCCCGGCTCGTCGAAGCCAGTCTCGGGGTCGGCATCCAGCAGGTCGAGCGCCACATTGACCGCGTTGAGGGTCAGCGGGCCAAACACCCCGGTCTCGTCGATGGACAGGCGGCGTTGCAGGATGCGGATGTCGGCAGCAGATACAGTCATGCGGGCAATCCCGGTGGGCGAACCGGTGGCACGGGGCCGAGGTTCGGTGCTAAAACAATGCCCGAAGGCCGTGGGCGAGGGTCAATGTTGACGAGCACGATGTTCCCGAGCCACGCATATGTGGCGTCCGGGTGCTCCGTGAACAGCTTGTCGATGCTTTCTTCGAGCAGTTCCGGCGTGGTGACGTTGAACATCCAGCTATAGAACCCGCCGTCGAGACGAAGGGTGCCGCCGTGGATATTTTTCACCCGGTCGTCGGTCTGGAGTTGCCGCTGCGGCGGCAGCGGGGCTTCATCCTTCGTGCGCCACTTGCGCGGCACGAACTCCGGCATCGGTGCGGGTGCTAAGACCGCCGACGATAACGGGTTGGGTTTCTTGGTGCGCTTGCGGGCCACAACGACTCCTATGGTATTGGCGCGCTGTAGGGCGCGGCCTGCGAGTTCTTGAACAACATCCCGAAGATGTGCAGCGCCCGCACCGGAGACTCCTCGTTCGAGTTCATCTGGAAAGTGTAGGTGAAGTTCGCCCCCGGCGCGAGGCCGATGTCGAAGAACGTCATCGCCTGATTGCCGAAGGCGTTGTTGGGTGTGTCGTCGATATACATCCCGGTGTATTGGGTCGGCAGCACCAACCCGTCGCTGCGAAGGATGCGGAAGCTGGCCACGTCGCTGTTGGCCCCGAAGTTCCGCACCAGCAGGTTCACATCGAACTTGACCAGCGCCCCGCCGACAGGGCCGTTGGTGATGCGAACCGTGGCCGGGACGCCATTGAGGCTGATGGTGTTCCAGACGTTGCGCGGGAACCCGACGCCGCTTCCGGCGACAATCTGGCTGTAGGCGTAGGCCGCGTTGGTGGCGTTCGGCGCGAGCAGGTTCGTCGTGACCCCAAGCTGCTTGACCGTCAGTTCGCCCTCGGCGTTGGTGTCGAGCACCACATCGTCGATTTTAAGGCTGCTCGTCGACAGCAGCGGGATGAACGCTTCGCGGATGAACACCCGGCCATTGCTGACCGTGAACACCGGCTCGTCGGTGCCAGTGTCGGGGTTGAACACCCGGAAGATGTCGGCGAGGATGTTGAACGCCGACTGCCCGCCACCGGCCAGCAACTCCAGTCCCGCCACCCGGCCACCGGCGTCGACCTGCACACTGTAGCGGGCCTTGATGCCGTTGATGGACTCCTCGTTGACAGTGACTCGCGCCGAGACCCCGTTGACGTTGCTCTCGATGAGTGCCGACCGCGACGCCTGTGCTTGGTCGCCAGCCGCACGGGCTTGGCTCTCGGTGACGACGCTCGCCTTGGCGATGTCGACTTCACCGGCCACACCGTCGATGGCTGCCTGCTGCGACAGCGCCGTGGCTTCGAGCGACGAAGTGCGCTGCGCCAGCGCGATGTCCCCGTTGACGCGGGCGATGCTCTCGTCGCGGATTTCAGCCTGCAATGCCGACAGGTCATTGGCCTGCGCGGTGTCGATACGCACCCACGCCATGCCATTCCAGCGGAAGATTTCGTCAGGAACGCCGGGGCCAGTGTCGCGGAACCACAGCCAGCCCGGCTCCGGGTTGAGCGGTGCCGTGGCTTGGTAGAAGGTCTGCGTCCCCTTTGCCTCGGTGGCGATGATTTGCTGGATTTGCTGCGCCAGCGCCTCGTCGCCCGACGCCCGCGCGGTGGACTCGGTAGTGATGCTCGCTTTCAGGTCTCGCTCACCGCTGACCCGTCCATAGTCAGCCCGCACGAACTCAAGGTTGATGTTGCGGGGGCCATTGGCAAAGAACCCCTGCCACATTGGGCGGAAGAATGTTGTGCCAAAGGGCAACGGCGAAGGCGCGAGGATGCTCGGCGCGGGAGCGCCGACGTTGTTCCCCAACCCGACACCTGCCATGCCGCGCGAATAGCCTTCGTATTCGGTCGCGTCGCCGACGACCATCGGCTTGTTGAACCCCGCCTGATAGGACAGTGGGCCAAGGTCTGATACCAAGACCTGCCCGGCGTTGTTGAGGCATTGCCAGCCAACGCGCGTTAGCCAGTCGTCGTCGGCGGCGTTGTCACGGAAGGCGAACCAGCGAGCACGGTGGGTCTCGGGACGCCATGGGTCTCCGAACACCGCGACGCGCGGGGCCAGCAGCCAGACTTCCGGCGCGGTCGGGCCGTCGTAGCGCAGGTTCTTGCCACCGCCGTCGGTGTCACGCGACACCAGCCACCAGCCTTGGAAGGGCACTTCCGGCGTCCCGCGCGGCGGCAACGGTGGGATGAACTCCCATCCCGCGTCGGCCATTTCCTGCACGGTGTTGTAGGCACCGAAGATGATGTTCTGACCGTCGGAGCGGCTCTGGAAGGTCTGTGCTTCGAGCACGGTGCTGCGCTGCGCCAGTGCGGTGTCCCCGGCGACGCGAGCGATGCTCTCGTCGACGATGCGGGCCGACAGGCTGGAGACGCTCGCTGCCAACGGCGTGGCGTCTGAGACGGTGACGCCGTGGACACGAAGGTTGCCTATCGCTGAGACCTCGAAGAAGAAAATGCCTGATAGAACAAGCTGTATGGTTTCTTCGCCTGCGTTCCGTATTGTGTAGAGCACGGTTGCCGAGACCGTCGTCGGCTTCATTGTGACTATTTCATTGAAGTCTAGGAAAGTGCCGCTTGGCGGAACCGTTCCCGTCCCCTGTGTAACAACAGAAAATGAATCGTTACCTCCCGCATCGCGTTCTGCAATAACGACCTCCCAAGACTCGGGTGGGAACCCCGCAACTTCCTCCACAACCCTGATGCCGCCGCCAACTCGATAGGTTCCGCCTGCTTTGACCACCATCTGCGGAACGCCAAATACCGCACGTTGTGAACTTCCGTTTCCATCCAAACGCGCAAGCCACACCCACCGGCCAAGCGCAAGAAAAGAGCCAACTATGCTGACGCCGCCAGAGGAGTCTTCAACGACGGAAACCGGGCTTACCCCAAGAAAGTCACCACCGTCGATGAGGTTTATTGGACGCGCCTCGAAACGCGCGATGCGCCACGCAACATCGCGGACTCCACCATCCAAAGCGAGCGGCTTGCTAATGTCGGGCGCGTCGGCAGTCGTCCACTGAACGTCGCGCATCGCTATGCGGAAGCCGGGGCTAGCCGCAGGAATACTGACAGTTAAAACTGTATCGAGCGCGACTACGCCGTCAGGGATGACAACGCGCCCTACCAAGACCAGTTCACCGGTAGTGCGGTCAATGCCGGATGCAAAAGTGGCGAGGGTGAAGCCTGTGCCAGAAACCCCAACCCCAATTGCCTCGACGTTCCAGCTTCCGATGCGCCCGGCCTCATTCGCAGCCAAATTGATTCGTGCTGCGAAATCGTAAACTTTGCCTACCACGACAGGGAGACGGTTGTTCGTCCCAACCACCTGCCCTAAAACAGACGCTCCGCCGGGGTTCACCCCCACATCAATGGCAATAAACTTAATTCCCTGAAAACTATCGATGCTGCGCGTAACCGGGAGTTCGTCGGGGTTGAAAATGATGCCCCAACCATTGATACCATCTGAGAAATCAGCGTTTACAACCATATTGTTGGTGAAGTTCAACTCATTGCCGCTGAAATAGCCTTCAACCGTGCGACGTTCTCCCGCTGCAAGTGACAAGTTGTTGGCAGCGACTTGGTTCCCCCGCCAGCTAGTGCCGCCGTCTATACCTGCGTCAATACCTACAGCACCGCCAAAGGCTTCCACGTCGAATGAAACCCGGTAAATGCCTTCGTCGCGGATGGGCAGTCGAGCGCGGCTGACAACCCGATTTGGAACCCAACTGAACAACTCCATCAACCCGTCACGCAAGATAATGCGCGCGCCTGTTGGCTCGTCGAGGTCGATAACCCCGTCGCGGCGCAGCGCCTCGCTGTCCGCATAGGTCGAGAAGGTGTCGGAAATGCCTATCGGGCTTTGCACCCGGCGAACCACGGCTTCGGCTTCGAGCGTCGTTGCCCGGCTGGCCAACGCCTCGTCCCCGGCGACCCGCGCGAGGCTTTCCTCTGTGATACGGGCCGACAATGCCGACAAGTCGGCCTCGGCATCGCCGGTCGACACGCCTGCATAGGGGGCGCACATTTCATAGCGACCGGTGGCGATGTTGCAGACGAACTCGATACGCCAGCCGGTGCAGTCGTCCGGCAGCGCCACCCGGAAAGCATAGGGTGCCCATTGCAGGTTCGCGCCGGTCGGCGCGACGCGGAAACTTTCGAACACTTCGTTGCCTGCACCGCGTCGCTGGATGCGGATTTGGACGCTAAGGCCGGTTCCAGTCGTGCTGGCGAACTCGCGCAGCCAGAATCGCACGGTGAAGTCGCGCAACACCGGTGGGCGGAACTGGTTGAGGTTGGCACCGAGCGCCCGGTCGCCTGATGGCAGGCAGGTGAACACCCGCGCAGCGGGCGCGTCGGTGCGCGTGGCGAAGTTCCACCCGCCGCGCACCCATGAGCCGCCGCCTAGAAGCTGCAAGGCGTCGTCGATGAGATTTCCGCCTGCCTGTTCGCGGTCGGCGCGGAAGGCTTCGAGCGTCGTCGCCCGGCTGGCCAACGCCGTGTCGCCCGCGATGCGCGCAACGCTCTCCTCGGCGATGCTGGCCCCGAGTTCGTTTATGTCAGCGGAATAGTCGCGTCCGCGCAGCCCGAGATAGGGTGCCGACAACTCGATGGAGCCTGCCGACACATCGGAAACCAGCGCCAGCCGCCAGACTCCCGACGTTTCCGGCAGGTCGAACGAAAACGCGATGCGGGTCAGGACGTTGTTCTCGATGTCCTCGCCGACGACCTCGATAAGCGCCGGGAGCGGCTGGCCGACGGGGCTGCCCAACTCCAGCCGCGCCAGCACTTCACCGACGGTTCCGGGTGCGCGGAGCATCCAGACCTCGAAGTCGAGCCGCTGCGATGGCACCGGCAAATACTCGCTGTTGTTGGCGCGCACCGTGCCGGGCGCACGGGTGACGAACACGAACTCGGCTGGCCCCTCGGTGCGCTCCTCGATGACCCACCCTTCGGTGCCAAGGAAGTCCCACGGCTCCTCACCGAGCGTCAGCAGCGCGTTCTGGAGCAGGTTGCCACCTGACTGCTGCACATCGGTGCGGAACACCTCCAGCGTCGTCGTGCGGGACGCCAGCGCCTCGTCCCCGGCAACCCGCGCGAGGCTTTCCTCGGTGATGCGGGCGTTGGTGGCCTCGTCGTTCTCCTCGACCGTCGCCGACAGCGTGGTAATTTGGCTGGCCAGCGCCTCGTCGCCGCTGACGCGGGCTTGGCTCTCGGTGCTGATGAGCGCCCGCAGTTCGGTGTCGTCGTAACCGCCGCCGACCTCGATGTTGTCTATGCGGATGCCGAGCGCCACGTCGCCCTCGACACGAGCTTGGCTCTCGCTGGTCACACGCGCGTCGAGCCGCCCGGTCTCGGACAGGACGCTCGCGGTCAATTCGTTGATTTCTTCGGCCAGCGCACTGTCGGCGTCGGCACGAACTGTGCTCTCCTGCGTGATGCGAGCGTTGGTGGCCGCGTCCTTGCTGACGACGCTGGCTTCGAGCGTCGTGATTTCCTGCGCGAGTGCCTCGTCTCCAGCGATACGGGCGGTGCGCTCGACAGTGATGCTGGCAGTCAGCGTCTCGGTGACGAGTTGGTCTCCGGCGATGCGCTGCCGGGTCTCCTCGGCGATGAGTTCGCGCAGTTCCGTGTCGTCATAAGGCGGGTCGCCACCGCCGCCGCCGCCGAGCGCCAGCTTGCGCCATCCCGGCAGTCCGGCGGCTGTGCCCCCGGCTTCCTTGAGGTAGAAAGCGTCGTCGGCGAAGGCCAGCACCCCGTTGGGTGGCGTCACAGCGTCGTCATAGGCGGCGAGACCGGCAACGGTCTCGAATACCAAAGGGCCAATGTCGATGGCTTCGCCGCCGGGGCCAATGACGCCGAAGATGCGGTCGGCGAAGTTGATGTAGATTTCACCGGGGCAGCGGTCGCGGGGCCGGAGCAGCGGCACGGTGGAACGGAGAATCTCAACTGTGTCGCGGGCCATCTGGCGGGTCTCCGTCACGCATATGCGCTAGGAGCAGCGTAGCTGCTGCGCAGTATCAGTTCAAGAGGGGCAGTTGCCCGTGTTGTTGCCCGGCCCGAACTCGCCAGCGTCGAGATTCAGGTTGTCGTTCGGGGGCGGCGGCGTCGGCGTTGTCCCCGGCGGCAGCATCGGCAAGCCGCGCGGCCAGTCGAGCGCGAACTCGACTGTGATGGTCTTGGTCTGGTCGCGGTTGGTGTCGACGAGGAAGCGCACCGGCACCACGACACCCGGGCGTCCACCGCTGGCGAAGAAGGTGAACGACCGGCCGTCGGTTGGCGCGACAAGGATTTCGTCCGTGATGAAAGAGTCGACCAAGGTGTCGGCGCGGCGAACCTGTGTGATGCGCTCGCCCTCTGCGAGCCACCGGCTCATGCTAATGCTGTAACGGAGCCGGTCTTCGGCCGACTGGCGGAAACGGTCAATCAGCATGTGCGCCTCCCCCCAACATCAGCCTCGCGGCGGGTCTCCGGCACTTTCGTATTAATACGGGGCGGAAGGCAAGCCTCGTCAACGCTCGATTCCCGGTCGATGCTGGCGCGGTGGAAGCGCGCGGTGCGCCGGAAAGGAACGGCAACCTCAATCACAGCCGGAAGATTCCCTGCGCATCCCACACCAGCCAGAAAGGCTCCAGCGGGGTTTCCGACGCCTCGGTCATTTCAATAGCGAGGATGGTGCCATAGGTCTGTGAGACAAACTCGACGAACAGCAAGCTGTCTCCCGACGGCACGTAGTTCGACATGAACAGGGGGTCGGCATAGGCAGCCCCGCTGTCGAGAACCGCGAGACCGGTCAGGAAGCCGCTGGCCACGCGACGGTCTTGCCGGTCGAAAATCCGTATTTCCAAGGGCGTCAACGCGGGCCACGAAATCTCTCCGCGCAACAGCGCAGCCGCAAAATAGTCCGTCAGGAACGCCTTGGGTTGGGCTTCGATGTTCACCGGAGTCGCACCACAGGGCGCGGCGACGCGCGCAGCGAGCCGGGGGTGTAGCCCCGGTCTTGGGTGCCCCGCCACTTGGCGATGCCCGACACGAACCGGCGCTCGTGCAGCGCAGCCGCGTTCAGGTCGGTATAGGGTTTCTTGGGCGAGCCGAACATGACGGCCAGCACCCCCGACACCAGCGTGTCGCGGTGATGCGTCAGCGCCACCGGCGGGAGCACGAAGTCCGGCCGCCGCGACGTCGGGATGCAGGACACCTCGGCCCAAATGAGCCGGTTCCCCGGGTTGTCGTTGGCTCCGGTCGAGACGTGCAGGTCATGCCCGTTGGTGACGCGCCAGAGCGGCGCTTGGCCGCCGTTGTGGCCGAGCGTCTGCGGCTCGTCGGCGTTGGCCCACCAGACACGCTCGACATAGGCGATGTCGGCGTTCCCATCGACCGGGTTCAGCCACACCTGCAAGTTGCCGTCGTTGGGGATGACAAAGCCGCCGAGCAGTTCGCGCCACGCCCGGCAGCCACGGTAGAAGTCCTGCGCGCGCAGCAGGAACGTGCTGCGCACAGCCTCGGGGTTTGCCCCGAGCAGGTGCGGGAACAAGGCGTCGCCAAAGTCTTCGAAGCTGACGTAATTCATCAGACACCTATGCCAAGCAGCGAAGACTGGAACCGCGTGAGCATGTAGGCAAGGCGACCGTCCGAAGTGAACTGGTCATCCTGCGTCTCCACAAGCGCCGCGACATAGGTGCAGAGCGCCGTGAAATACTGCCGGTCAATGGCCGGTGGGATGGGGTCAGTGAGCGCCATGTTCGTCGGCGCGTTCCACGAACCCGTCCCCACCATCAGGTCAGGGCGCAGCCGCAGCGCCTGCTCGACGGCCTGCTGAACGAACTTGCGCAGTCGCTCCTCGGGGAACCGGAATGGCGCGCTTTCATCCAGCAGGATGAACCGTGCTTCGGCGATGGCGTCGGCCACCGTCCGGGGCATGTCAGGCGTCCAGTTCGGCGGCGTCCGGGAACATGCCGGTGTCCGGGCCGAAGGCGCTGCCGCCGAGGTCGCCGCCAAGGAACGGGTCGCCGGAACGAAGGGCGCGCTGCGCCTCGTAACGACGCATCGCCATGATGTGTTCTTCGCGGTCGGTCGTGCCCGGGCGGTAGTAAGGCTCAATGTTCTGGAGTTCCTTGTTGAACAGCGTCGACCACGACGTGACCATGCCGTTCGACTTGTAGCGCACCAAACGCGGTGGAGCGCCGGGAACAATCTGCATCGGGCGGCGGGCGCGGGCGGCGGTCTGACGAGCCATGAGGAACTTCTCCTGTGTGCGCAAAATCTATAGCAGCGCGGTGGTTGTGTCGAGAACGGAGTGGGGGCGCAGGTTTCCCTGCGCCCCCCGGTATCCGTCAGCCCTTGGCGACGACGCCGACCGACAAGGCCGACCCCTTCACCGTTTCGAAGCCGTAGGCCATCAGGCCACGGACGAGCGAGCCGAAGGTGAACTCGGAGCGAAGCTGCTCCATTTCGGTCAACTGCGCCGCGAACGTGTTGGCGATGGTGTGACCCGCCATCATGTAGTGCGCCCCGGCGACGCCCGGCGACGGCATCAGGTTCGACGAGTAGAGCGTGAACCGGTCGATGATGCCGAGACGGCCGTTGCGCAGCAGCGAAGTGCCGTCACCGGTCAAGCTGGCGTCGCGCAGTTCCGACTTCTTCACCATCGACGACACCCACGTCGGGATGATGAGGAAGCGGCCCGTTTCCGGGATGTTCTGCTCGTCGAGCACCTGACCCATGTCGACGATGAACTCCAGCACGTCGGCCTTGGTGATGAGGCGCGGCGCGGCGCTGGTGCCGAGGTCGACATCCTGCGAAATACGGCCGGCGTTCGACCCCACGTTGTCGGGGTCAGCCCGCACGACGGTGCCAGCAAGGACGTTCCGGTCGACATAAATCTTCATCTGCTCGGAAGCGTCTTCCGACCACATGTTCATCATGTCGAGGTCAGCCTGCGTCTTCCAGATGTCGTCCAGAATCAGGTTGAAATAATGCGCTTGGTCGATGACCAGCATTTCGGCGTTCGACGACGGGCGGTCGACCTGCAAACCTTGGTCGGGCACGTAATCGCGGATGGTGATGTCCGGCCGGGTGCGGATGTGGACGGTGTCGCCATAGGACTGGATTTCGCCCTCGTAATCCGTGTTCGAGATAGCCGCCAGAACGGTGGCATCATAGAACTTTTCGAGCAGCTTGCTCGACCAGACCTCGGGGATGAACTTGCCATCCTTGTATGACGGGTCAGGCGCAGGCGACGGAGCCGTCTGCACGGGGAACCGGCCGCCCGGCGTGTAACGCGGCTGGCCAGCGGTGGCGGGTGCGGTTTGAAAAGCCATAATTCTTGCTCCTGAAAGGGTTATTACTCGATGCGGCCTTCACGTTGGGCCGCGAAAATATCGGCCTCAAGGCGGTCGCGTTCTTCCGTGTTCCCACGGAAAACCCCGTTTCGCACGTCTTCGTAGAAGGCGCGGATAAGGGCCGGTGTCCAAATCATCGCCTCGGGAGCACCTGCAACGGGCGCAGCGCGCCCTCGACCCGGCGCGACGAGTGCGGAAGGCGTCACAACCGAAGGAGCGTTCGGCCGGTCGGTCGCGCGAGGCGACCCTGCCTTCGCGGGTTCGCCACCGGAGGTGGATTCCGCAAGGTATGCAGTGAAGAACCGCTGGACACGGGCGGTTTCATTGCGCTCGAAGGCTCGCTTGAGGAGTTCGTGCCGGTTTTCACCGGAGAACCCGTCTTCCTGCTGGAGCCAATCCAAAAAGCCGGAGGACACGTTGACCTCACGCCAAGTTTTGACGTTGGTGTCCAGTTCGGCGAACATTTTCTCCCGCGCGGTCATCGCCACCGTCGACGCGGTGCTGG